CTCTCTAATTCATAATCTGAGATTCTCTTGCTATATCTTCCAAAAGAAAAAGAAAGATTTCCTTCGAATTGAACATCTGCAGGATTTAAAATAACATATCTAGCGGGCACAACCATTTTTTCGACTTCCATGCTTGCAGCGTATATTCTTGAAATCTTAGGTATGTCACTCTTTCGAACTTTAGCCTCATATCTATAAACGAAAACATTCCCACTTCTATAGTATTCTCTAAAAAATTTATCTTGAAAATCCCAAAGGTTTATCTTTTTGAATAATGCTTCAAAAAATTCTCTAGACTTTTTAGTCCCTCCCCTGAAATAAAGGTCACTAACAGAAAACTCCGTCATGAGATCAATTACGTTTCTGAAAATTGAAAAATTATAATAACACTTTTGACATAGAGTGATCGCGTCTCTAATGTTTATAGCTGTTCCGCCCTTGCTCGTCTTGAAGGGCACAAGCCCCTTGTCAATATTTATAAACTTATCGGTTCGTTCTATAACTGTTGACAGATTTCTCCTGCTCCTTGTTGCTGTGGAGGAGCCCATCGAAGTCATTAGAGGCTCCACCTCTTTTGCCGAGGTTTTCTTTGCCGCGACTTTCTTGGCTGGAGCCTTCTTTTTGGAGGGGGCCTTTGGGGAGGGCACCTTTCCTTTTGTTACATTTTTCTTCATTAATTAAAAAGCCTCTATATTATTACACAATTAATAAATCATTCTCGGAGAAAAAGTGAAATTTTCTTCAACATCTATCGCTTTGGATTCAAAGTAGCACTTCGAAGCCCAACACGCCAGCATTAATGCTGTATAATTATCCTTTCTGGCTCTGTTTGGACTTACGCTTCTTTTGAGGTGCTGCGGTAAATCAAAGGATTGTGTGCCTTTCGTTGTGCTTTTTACTTCAATTAGGGCGCATTGCTTTTTTGTGGAATAAATTAAATCATCTTGTTTTTCAATAAAGTCTAAAATAGTTGGTTCTTTAACCAAATTTAAACCAACCTTGGATGCTGAAGCCATGTCAAAGACCGCTCCATTAGCTGTTGTTCGTGAGGCGAACCAAATTTTTTTGTGGTCTATGCAGGCCTGTAGATGCTCGTTTCCCTTTCGAATGAACTCCGTAGTAAAGGTTTGTTTAAAGCATATCTTTCCGCTGGTTTTATTTAGTTCTCTTTTTAGTTTCTTTATTTGGCGTTCATGATCGATTCCGTCCTTGTCGCTTGTGAAATCTATAAACTTAAAACTTGTGTTTTTCTTTCTGAACAGAGCGTGTTCATTGGCTCCATCGATAAATTGATAACCTGCGTTATCAATACATATCATTTCAATATTAAAACTATTTACGATGTAAAAAAGATATTTAATATGATCCTTAAGATTTCCTCCAGCTACGGCATAATTATGAACCAAGGTAATATCTTTCTTTTCGTAATTTACCTCTACTAAAGCCATGGCGAAAAAGTCAGAACTGGGACTATTGGAGAAACTTGGATCAATAGCTAAAATATACTTTGAGCCCTTTTTTCCTGTAACTCTCGTGGTCGGCTCTTCTCCGTCGGCGATGGTGCATTGGTGCATTTTTTTTGCGCTAAAATAAGAATCACTTCCGTCGGTGAATTGGGCACAATATTCTCGTTGGAAAGACGAATGACTTTGTCCTCCGTTTTGAGCTTCCTCAATAATCGTTGTGTCGATCATGTGTTTTGGTAATGATTCGTAGCCCATTTGAGAAATAAAATATTGACTAGATTCTTTTTCGTTATAGATATTAGAGGTCCACTCTTGGTAAGTTTTGTATAAATTTTCAAATGTATAGCTCGCGGAAGAGAGTGCTATCATTTTCGTGTCATTTTCAAACTCCATTCGTTCGCTCTCTTTCATTGCTCCAGATTTTATTAGTCTATCTTCTATTTCTCTAATTTTAATTCTTTCAGCCATATTTTGTGGGGCCACCAAAAACGGCATCAAAACAGTTTGGATGGTGTCTTCCGGAAGTAATAGATACTCATCAAGAAGAAGTACGTTAGCCCTGAATCCACGAATTTTTTCTCCCGATAACGGTATGGCGGTAATGCTTCCTCCGTTTATTTGCCATTCATACTGATCATTTCTTTTTGACTTTGCTCCAAAACACTGAGCAAGAAGCTCTGCACCTTTTGAGTCAACTATCTTTTCTAAATTATTAAAAATAAAACGAGCAGTACGAAAGGTTGGCCCAGCTATTAAAATTTTTGTTCCAGGATTAAATATACATTGTAAAAAAGCAAAAACACTCGCCATGAACGTTTTACCACATCCACGTCCCCATACGCACATAGAAAAGTTTTTTTGCATCATCCCGTTTAGGGTAACTTCCTGAAACGGAGCAAGCTTAATTCCAGAAATCAATTCTGTAGTAAAACCAAGGTTGGCTCTCAAAAATTTAGCTAAACTTATTTTAGCTTCATCATCCGAAAGGTATCCTTTAATCTTTCTGAAATCTTCGTTTACTTTTTGTAAAGAGTGCGTCTCGTTACTATACCACATTACAGGATCTCCTCGTCATACGCTTTTTGCAAATCTATATCTTTGTATAAACACCCAGAAAAGAAAATCTTTTTCGTTACCCTAACCGCCTCTTTTCGTCCGTCAACGAAAAGAAATTGTACAGATGGATGGTCTTGAATAATTTTCCTTACATTATGAAAAATATATTCAGGCGTTGCTCTTATTTTCTTAGAGATGTGAGGTAAAAACTTGAATTTCAAAGCGTTGGATAGCTTCTCTTCGATAAGAATAACTAGATTAGCCTCGTCTTCTTCGGCTCTTTCTATTTCTCTGCAAAATCTTTCATAATTGGCAACGCTTAATGTAGATATAAAATCCGCAAGAGACTTTCTTTCTATATAACAATTGCAAGTTAGATCTTTGTCGCTTAAAGCGTAATCTCCAAATTTTAAACCCCTAACCTCTATAGGATAATCAAACTGTAAAGGCTTTTGTTCTCTGGTATCGATGTATATTTTATATTTTTCATCATATGTTTCTCCCATGATCATTTTTTTGATTTTAACGTATTTATTTTTTAGGCCAAGTCCTTCGCAAAATTTATTATAATTTCCAAAATACTTGTCATAGGTTATAGCGGAGGGAACCATTAGGGATCTGAGCTCTACTTGACAAGGGGAATATTTTAATTTCTTTTCTTTTATTCTTTGTAAAATTATTCCACTTAGGTAATCTTTAGCTCCCTCCTTTGGCTGCTTGTCCAGCCAAGTTAGCATATTTTTTCTAGAATTAAAATCTGTCTTGAAATAATATTCCTTTGATTTAAATTTTATGAGTTTATTGGATATGGGATCGAAACGTGGATAGTATGTTTGATAATATTCTGCAACCCTGAGCTTATGGCTTTTTAAGTGTCCATGTAGCTGGCGCTCAGTTTCAAATTTCTTATCACAAACTATACAGCTTATTTTTGGCATAAATCTTTTCTTATGAATTTTAAGGTTTTACCATTTTTGTTAATGCACTTGTATCCATCTTCAAGTAATTCAATCACTGAGCTATCATTCGTATCTACCAAAACAAGATCATAGGATTCATCCCATTTTTTAGTTTTAATAAAAAAAATATTCTCTAGTATATCTCGTTCGCAACCTGGCGCGCTAATTTTTATTACATTAGCGGAAGGAAGCATGGATGACGACATAAACTTTGCTGGTTCGTAATCTAATTCTTGTTCACCCATAAAGAAAGACCCTTCAAAGCTATCGCAGTCACCAGGGTAAAATCTAGCGTAGCCATCATCTCCTCGAATAGCCTTATCGTAAACTGTTACGTTGCCTTTGTTTTTGTGTTTTTGCATCCAAGGTTGAGAAAGATTTTTAGCTAACTTTTTAGCCCTTTCTCTAAACGGCTCATAGCAGTATACTTTTTCAACCAACCATCTTTCAGTTGCCCACATTGTAAAATATCCGAAGCAGGCACCAATATCTAAAATGACTATAGGTTTAGTGGGTTCATAATTTTTAACATCGTATTTACCTGAAAAAATCTCCAACATCTGATCTTTAACTGCGTAAGGAGCGTTAAAATTTGGTATTAAATACCAATAGTCCAATAACGTTTTGTCACAAAAATTTATATTTGAGTTCATTTACAATATACTATCTTTATCTAACCCCAAGATTCGACATTTTACTTCATCCATGTCCGAGAGCCTTTCAGTTTCGTCTGAGAGGCTTTTCTTTTTTATTTCCGCTAATTTTAGGAGCTTCTTCCTTCCTTCTTCTTCCTTCCAGAGCTCGACTAAATTAAGTACGCTAGCATTTTCATGTAATTGTTTCTTTAATTTTTCACTTCTTTTTTCTTTTAAATCTCCCAGCAACTTATGTTGGCGGTTTACGCATTGATTGTATTCTGTTTGGGCAGTGCTGATGGCGTCTACCAAGCTCATAGCAATCCTTCTTCCTTCGGTGTCTTCTGCTGAAGCGTCTAGGAGTTCCTGTAATCTTTCGACCCTTCTTTGAATGTTCGCGGCAATTACAACCTCGCCGGAAAGAACTATATATTGGTCAACTTCTTCTTGCGTTAAATCGCTCTTGTCGTGCGTATATCTAATGAAGCTGCTTTCGAAAAGTTCTCTATTGGTGTTATTATTGTAAGTATTTATTTGATGCAAGAACCTATAAATATTTAGATAGCCGATTAAAGACTTGATATCCTTTTTGTCTTTTGGAGTAAGGTTGTCTTTATTTAGCCCTTCGTGAACATATTTATTCACCCTGCAAACCATAGCATATTCTGTTTTAGGTGGTTTATATCCTTCTAAGACTAGGTCTTCGCTACTTTCTAAAAGATTGGAGTCTTCTTGAGACTCTAAAAATTCTTTAACCGCTCTACTTTCTTGATATAGTGGAGTGATGCTTTGGTTTTCAAAAAGAACCTTGGCTATCTCATTGAAGGACATTAGGCTAGCGTTGTTTAACGCGAACTCTTCTTGTTCTTTTGTTAGCTCTATTTTTTCTTTAGCTTGATATTCGTGCGCGCCTCTTGCTTTTTCATTTTTTTCCGCTAGCATAGATTTTATTGCTCTGCCATATTTGCTCCTCCCGTCCTTCATATTCTCGGGTTCGTGCGAAAAAAATTCATCGACGAATAGTCCTGTTAATGTTTTTATATCGTCTATTCCGCTTTCGAATTTCTCCCAAATGAATTCTTTTTGCTCTTTTGTTGGCTCGTTCATGATCAGTAAATATCTACGTCTTTATTTTCTAATAGTTTCTTAGATTTTATTATTATTGATTTTATGATATTTTTTATTTGCTTGTACCCTGGGCTTCTACCCTTTTCGGAAGTTGTATACCCAAGCATTTCCGCCGCTTGTTCTTCTGAAAGATTTTTTATATATAAGGCTTCGTAAACTTTCCATTCGTATGGCTTTAGGTGTTTCCGTATTTCCTTTTGAAATTTATTTATATTTTCTATATTTCTATATGAGGCATCCCCAGAAGATTCAATTGCGGAAACCTCGTGAGAATGATTTTCTAGAGAGCATGGCAGTTTTAGATCATATGCATATTTTTTGTTTTTTTCCCATTTAGCGTAAAGAGAACAGTCTGAATCTTGTGCCCCTTCGGTTGCGCCATAAGGAGCATGACCAGCGCATTTATCTGGCGGTACTGCGTATGGACACTTCAGGCATGGTCGAGAAAAATTTCCATAATAATTTCTAATTAAATTTTTTATTTGATTTGATATTATGGCATTTAACCATGGCCTTAGTGGCTTCGCGTGATCATATAATTCCCACTTTTCGTATATATGAACTCTGATTATTTGAGCAACATCGTCAAAATCCATCCACCTTATTGAAGTTAGAAGCCATTTGCCCCTCCTCTTTTTGATCTCCTTATCTATTATGGGGTAACTCTCTTCGAAAGTTGGTTTTTTTTTGTTTTTTTTATTTCTTTTTTGACTCATTGCGAGGTTTTAAGGTGCCGGCCTCTTTCTTTAGCTCAGCTAAGACTTTTTCCCTGTTAACCTCTGGCCTATCATAGTCTTCGCCTTCGGTTCCTGTACCTTCTTCCAACGCAGTAGCCATTAGTTCTCCCAATTTAATTGAGTCACTTCTATCTTTTTGAATTTCAACGTCCAACTTGCTCATATTGTTTAAACTTAAACTAGGTTCTTCGTCTTCCTCGAGTTCTTGACTTGCGAGGAGTGACCGACCTTCGGAATTCAGAGGCTTTCCGCAGCTATAGCAAAATTTCACTTTTTCTAATGAGCGCTGCTGGACGCTTCCACAATTTGGACAATACGTTTTCATTTGTTTCCTATTTAAATTAAAATAAATCTTTTTTTTTGCAAGTTTTATTTTATATTAAGATATAATGCCTAATATTACTGCAAGTATATTACACCCAACTAGAGCAAATGCGAAGCAAGCTTTTGAAAAAATTAAAAAATGGAAAACATTAAATAACTCAAATAATTTAAAAATAGAATACCTGATAGGAATTGACGAAACAGAAAAAGACGAATATTGCAGCTATCTTAATAGGCTTGAGGCGAATGATGATAATTTTAAAATAAAACCTATTTTCTTTAATAAAAAAACAATAGAACTTAAACAAATATTAAATAAGACTCTTCCAGAAAAAAAAGAGCTAGACGCCTATTCCACCGCCATAAGCAAGGCAAACTTTCTGGCTGACAAAAGTAGTGGAGATTGGTTGCTTTTCTCGGCGGACGATTACGGTCCAATCGCTGAATGGTCTCAAATCTTTTACGATATAGTAGAAAACGAAAGACCCAGAGAAGACTCCATCGTTTTTGGAAGGGGCATCGAAATTAAAAAGGACTTAGTCTCTCACCCTATAATGAGCAGAAAATATTACGAGGACGAAGGGTTTTTCTTCTTTCCTGAATATATCCATAATATGGCGGACAACGATTTATTTTATAGGTCAATTTTTTTGAAACAGTTGCGTATAATGCCCCTTGGTTTGTCTTTCTTATTGTCTCATGAAACCATGGAAATGAATGGAAGCGTAGAAGATATTGCTGAGCTTTTCAGAAATAACGAATGCATGTTAATTGCAAGAAGTATACACATGCAAGAATACGGATTAAAAGTTTTTAACCAGAGGATAAATTATTTTGGGGTTCCAGAAAACGTAAGCTTTAACTTCAAAACCAACGAAGCAATGGGGAAGCTTGTAGACGAGTTGATACAAGAAAAACTTGAAGGCCCATCAAAGCCTCCCAAAAAAGAGAAAACCTTAACTGACGACAGCAAAGTTTCCTTAGAGAATATTATTTTTTAGTTTTTGCAGGGGCAATTGCAATCGGCAACTGAGCAACTGTCGGATGAGCAACAGCCCGCGTCACACGAGCAGTCGGGACATCCGGAATTTCCCCAATTACAACCGATTACAAATACCGCGGCAAACAATGTAATAATTTTTTTCATAATTTTATTTTTACGAGATCCACAAACGCACGGTAAACAATCGCAATATGCACATTTACCATTTTTTATTTGTTTTGTAAAGTCTATTTTTTCCATTTTATTTCCCTGGTTTCTTGCACCTTTTCCTTGGCCCTCCTTGGCCACGGTATTTTTTCATACCCTTGCTTCGCCTTCCTGCTCCCTGTCGAGTTTTCTTTTTAACGCCTTTGCTATCGTAAATAAATGTTTTTTTTCCAGCCGCCATTATATCTCCTCTATCCTTTTAGCCTTGTCATCTATAACCATGTCACAGGCCGGTTTAATATATTTTCCTTTAGAACCCGTAGACAAATCATGGAACTTGCAGCCCCAAGATTCTAATTGCCTCCAAGTAAATTCATAATAACATTTACCCAATGAGATTGATTTTTGCGAGCCGCCTCTGGCCGTCCAATAAACGATATACCATCCTTCATCATACATCTTGTTTATTTTAGCTATGTTTTCTTTACTTGGTTCCGCAAGGTCATACCTTCTTTTGTTAGGATAGAAGCAGATTGTTTCATCTATGTCTACGAGAACGACCTGTCTGTCGTCCGATGATAATTTTTTTGATTCATGAAATTCCATGTTTTGTCTTTCTATCCACTTTTGGTATTCTTCATACTGTGTCGCCTCTGGGTGCTGCCCGTTCATTTTGTTTTTTTGTTTAATTTTTTTATTAAATATTTTACCAACTGGGATCTCATGATGTCGTCGTCTGAAAATTCGAAGGAATGAATTCCTTGGGTTTTACTTTCTTCGTCTGAAAACAATTTATGCATTCTTTGAAAAGCCCCTGCTCCTCTGGTTAAGTCTGTTTGCGTCGGATCTGCTATAATAAAACATCTAGAACCATATCCCATCCTAGTTAGAACTGTAACAATTTCTTTTTCGGATGAATTCTGAGCTTCGTCAAGGATTATGCATTTTGAAGTCCAGTTCATTCCTCTCGCAAAGTTGACAGGAAACATTGATATTCTTTTTTGTTCTTCTAATTTTTCTGGAGATATATTTAGTAAAAGTTCATCTAACTTATCTAGAAAAGGCATATTATAAAAGCGCAATTTTTCTTCCGCGCTCCCAGGCAAGAAGCCCAATCTGCTTTCGGAGGATTCGACCGCAGATCTCAAATACATTATATCTGAGATAATTTTTCCGTTCAATAAGTGAAGGCCACAATAAACAGAAACCAAAGACTTTGCTGATCCAGCTGGACCCTTTATAAAGACAATTTTTGTATCCGAGTCTAACGCGATCCTAAAAAACTCTTTTTGTTTTTCGGTCCATTTTAAGTCTTTTATTCTTAGTTTGGATTT